ATTTTCTGGGTTGGTTCTGCTTCCGGTCCCCTCGAAACTCCCTCAAGTTCGGAGCCTCCTGTGACAGACGCTGAACTCCTTGCCCTTGCACAACGCGCCCTTGAGGCGCCGCACGGCATTGAGGTTGCGGTGTCCTCTCCCTCCGTGTTTCGTTCTCGCTTCTATGCCATGCGGGCAGCAGCCGAAGTTCCGGCTCTCTTCAACCTCACCCTTGCCACACATCCGACCGAGCCGGATAAGTATGTTTGGCTCAAACACAAGGTCAAGTCCAATGCCCAGGAATAAGAACGATGACCTGGAGAAAGTCACCCTCAACATCAACCGAGGGGACAAGGAAATCCTCCAGCAATTCTTCGCCCAACTCGGGTGGTCTGTCGCCGCCCGTCTCGTCATCAACAAATTCTGTCGGCGCCTTGCCGAGAAGGAAAACCAGACCGTCAAAACCACAACCGAGAGTTTGATCAATGACAACCTCCCCGACCTCAAATCCTGACGTGCCGGACCAGTCCGTCCCCCTCGATGAGAGCATCGCAACGCCGGCCGAGTTGGCGGAGCAATCCCCTCTCATCGAAGCCGACGTGGCGTCTCTTGACGAGCTGATGTCCCGTGATCCCCTCACCTATTCTGACGAGGACATCACGGAAATCGCTCGCGTCCTTCGGGCACAGCGGCACCGTTGGAACCTCGAAGAAACCACGGCGAAGTCCAACGAACGTCGAGCCAATTCGCGCGTCACCACTGGCAAGACGCCGAAGAAGCCGGCAAAAGTTTCCGTCTCCAAAGAGGAAGCCGCCGCCATCACCGTCGATGACCTCGACATCACATTGTGAGGGCTCGCCATGTCTGAACTCATCACCGCCGACGAGGCCCTCGAAGTCACCAAGGACAACAAGTCCTTCTCGAAGGTCATCCCCGGTTTGCAGACGGCGTGGGACTCCACCTCAATGGGCGCCCTCAAGGAATGCCCGCGCAAATACTTCTACGCCCACGTCCTCGGGTACCGGGGCAAGCAGAACAACCCTCACCTCATCTTCGGAGGGTGGTTCCACTCGATCCTCGAATTCTACGATCACCGCCGCAGCGATGGGGCAGCCCACTACGAGGCGCAGCTGGCGATGCTTCGCTACGCCCTCGACCTGACCGTCCAGCGTACCCAGCGGTGGGAGTGCACCGAGTGCCACCGAGACGTTTGGCTTCCCGTCGAGACCGCTGACGCCCCAAGCTGCTGCATGCGGGCAATGGAGCGGATTGAAGGTGACGTCGGCTTCCTTCCGTGGGAGAGTGACGACGCACAAAAGACCCGCAGCGCCCTCATTCGCTCTTGCTTCTGGTACACGGAGCAGTTCGCCAACGACTCACTCACCACCGTTCAGCTCGCTAACGGCCGGCCCGCTGTCGAACTCTCCTTCCGGATGGAACTCCCCAAGAACACCCCGGAAGGCGACCTCTATCTGGCTTGCGGGCATCTCGATCGCGTCGTTGAGATGAACGAAACCCAGTGGGTTCTCGACCGCAAGACGACAAAGAACACCATCACCTCACGGTTCTTCGAGGGCTTCTCTCCCGACAACCAGATGTCTCTCTACACGATGGCGGCACAGGTCGTGCTTAACACGCCAGCCCGAGGCGTCATCATCGACGGAGCCCAAATCGGCGTACACTTCACCCGCTTCCAGCGGGGCTTTGCCATGCGGACGAAGGCGCAGTTGGAGGAATTTCTCCAAGACTTCCTTCACTACATCGCCCTTGCGGAGCAGTACGCCGAGGCCCGGTCCTGGCCGATGAACGACAAGTCCTGCCATAACTACGGCGGCTGTGCCTACCGCGGTATCTGCGGCAAGGACCCATCAGTCCGCATGCGGTTCCTTCAGGCGGAGCACACTCCCTCCCCTTGGGACCCGCTCACTCCCCGTGGCAACATTTAGAAAGGGCACCCGATGCCACAAATCACAAACCACCAGAGCGGCAACGCTGTCAAAGCCCTCATCCTGGGCGACAGCGGCAGCGGCAAGTCAGGCGCCCTCGCTGCCTTGGCACTCGATCCCAAGTTGGCGCAGCGTCTCATCGTCGCGGACTTCGACAACGGCCTGGACATTCTCTTCCACCTCCTTCAGGCCTCACCCGAAGCTGCTGCACGAGTCTTTTACGAGACCTTTACCGACAAGTTCCGCTCGGCCGGGGCCGGCATCATCATGCCCGATGGCAAGGTCCGTGCGTGGACGGATGCTATGTCCGCCCTCACCGAGTGGAAGTTCCCGGAACGTGAGGTCAACGGGGTGAAGTGGCCTGCCTACGACCTGGGCAAGAACGAAACTTGGGGACCGGAGACGACGCTCGTCATCGACTCCCTCAACTTCGCGTCCTGGGCGGCGATGCGTCACGTCCTCGCAACCAACGGGCGTTCCGGCAAGGCTGCATTCCAGTCCGACTGGGGCGAGGCGCAGCGCCTGACCGAGGACCTGCTCGCGTTGCTCTATTCCGACGCAGTGCGCTGCAACGTGATCGTCAACACTCACGTTGCGTTCCTCACCAATGAAGCCGATCAGTCGATCAAGGGTCTGCCTATGGTTATCGGCAAGGCTCTCTCCCCGAAGATCGGCCGCTACTTCAACACGGTACTTCAGGTCCGCACTAAGGGCCAGGGCAACTCCGCCCGCCGTGTCATCGTTACCCGCTCGGAAGGGCTCGTCGAGCTCAAGAACCCGGCGCCGGGTAAAATTCTGCCAGAGTATCCATTGGAGACCGGCCTGGCAGAAATCTTCAAGGTCCTCCTCAACAAGTCCTGAAAGGAAAATCCCAATGGCGGATTTTAAGAAGCTGCTGTCGAAGAAGGTTGCCGAAACCGAGAAGCCGAAGCCGCGCCCGATCGGCACCTACCTCGTCAGTATCATCGGCCAGGAGTTCCGTGAGGTCGGCAAGAACAAGACCGAAGCGGTGGACTTCAAGCTGTCGTTCCTCTCGCCGCAGGACGACGTGGACGTGGCTGACCTCACCGGCTGGGGTGGCATCGAGAAGTTGCGTGAGTCGAAAGATCGCGACACCTTCTTCCTGACCGAGGACTCTCTGTGGCGTCTGGCCGAGTTCCTCGAAAATGTTCTCGGCCTGCCGATCGGAGACAAATCCTACGGCGAGGTCATCGCTGAGACGACGGGGGCGACGTACTACGTCCACTACAACCACGAGATGATCGAGCGGGACGGCAAGTCCGAGGCGTTCGCGCGGATCGACTCGCGTTCCAAGGCGTGACGTCGTGACGGGTGGGAGGGGCTTCATGTCGAGGCCTCTCCCTTTCGTTTACCCCAACTCAATAAGGCCGCTCCATATGTCAAACTCCACCGCCATCAAGATGCTGGCACAACTTGCAGACGACCTGGAATGTGTCGTAGAAGAAGTGCGGAAACAACTCGGTTGTGAATTGGCAGTGGAAATCATGCCAACCCTTACCAACCTGCTCGCCCGCGTAGCAACGGCAGAAATGTTCCTACGTGAGCACACTTGCGAATACATGCTGGGCAACCCGATGGTGAAGGGGCCTTGCAAAGTTTGCAAGTACCTCATCGAACTCAACTCCCAAAACGAAGGAGACAACCGAAATGCTTAACGACAAGCCCATCAACCCACGTCACGTCTGGACGTGGCAAGACAAGGCAGGCGTCAATCAATCTCACACCCCGCGCATTCCGCCTGCATTCGTCGCAGACCTCTGCAAAGACCTGCTTGACGAGGAACGCCGAGAACTCGATGACGCCATCGCCGCTCAAGACCTTCTCGAGATCGCAGACGCGTTAGGCGACATGATCTACATTCTCATCGGCACCGCCTACAAGTACGGCATCCCGATCGGCGCAGTGTTTGAGGAAATCTGCCGCTCAAACGACAGCAAGTTCGGCCCCAACGGCGACGAGGTGCTGCGCCGAGCCGACGGCAAAATCCTCAAGCATCCAACATGGTCACCGCCTGACATCCATTCCATCCTCTATCCTCGTACCGAACCGGAGTAACTCTCGATGACGACCCGCCCACACCTTCTCGATCCTCGCACCATCTCCATCCCGTCCGAGCGGCAGCGCAAGGAAATCGGAGACGACGAACTCGACGAACTCTTCGTTTCCTTCTCCCAGATCGCCGACGGCCGGCCTCTCCACATCGGCCAGATCGTCCCCATTGTCGTGCGATGGGATGACGCGGCGCTCGTCCCCGGTCCCGTCCTCGTTGCCGGCGAACGCCGCCTCCGAATGATGCTTCGTGCCGAAGCCGACCTCATCAAGGTAACGTGGCGCGACGAGCTCGACGAGGTCTCGCTCCAGGTGATCGAGTTCGAAGAGAACGCGAAGCGCCGTGACCTCTCCTGGCAGGACGCCTGTACCGCCGTGTTGAAGTACCACGAACTCCAGTCCAGCCGCACTCCGTCGTGGACTCTCGACGACACGTCCAGCGGCCTGTGCCTTGGGTCCGGCGGTCGCGTGTCGAGGATGATCCAGGTGGCGCGTGAGCTCGTTGCCAACAACGAGAAGATCATCAGTCAACCCAACCTCACCGCTGCCTACGGCGTGATCGAACGGCAACGCAGCCGGGCCATCAACAACGAGCTGAGCCAACTCACCTCGATCGAAGCCGGGGTGGACCTGCTCATGCAGAACATGGACCCGGCAGCGGCGCCCTCGCCTTCGACCATCTCCACAACGCTCTCGACCGAGACCCCTGCCCAAACGACGGCGCCTCTCCCTTCACTCTTTCCGACGTCGATCGAGGTCGCAGACTTTCGCGAGTGGGCACCGTCGTTCAGCGGGCGTCGCTTCAACTTTCTCCATTGCGACTTCCCCTACGGCATCGGCCACCACGACACGGAACAGGGCGGCAGCATCTCGTGGGGTTCGTTCGAGGACAAGCCCGACACCTACTGGGAACTGTGCGAAACCCTCGCCGTCAACCTCGACCGCATCCTCTTTCCCAGCGCACACGTTGTGTTCTGGTTCTCGATGAAGTACTACACTGAAACCATCGAGTTCTTTCGCAAGCGTACCGATCTCGTCGTGCAAGACTTCCCGATCTATTGGCACAAGACGGATGGCCGGGGCATCGCCCCCGACGTGAAGCGGCAGCCGCAACGCATCGTCGAGACCGCCCTCGTGATGAGCCGAGGCGATCGACACCTGGTCCGCCCGAAGAACAACTGTTACGGGGCGCCGTCGGCCAAGCGCCTCCACATCTCGGAAAAGTCCGAGCCGATGCTGCGACACTTCTTCGAGATGTTCGTCGATGAGTTAAGCGAGGTTCTCGACCCAACTTGCGGCAGTGGTGGGGCACTCCGTGCAGCCGAAAGCCTTGGCGCCAAGCGCGTCCTCGGCCTGGAATTTGACCCGGAGTATGCCGAGGTGGCAGCCACGGAACTCCGTATCGCAAGGAACAAGCGCGCTCTTTCCTAACGTCTTTCCTTTGGGGGGAAATACAATGTCAAGCGAGTCTGGGGCTATTGCGTTCAAATCGAACGCGACTATTCTTGTGAGCGGCAAGGAAGTACTGACGCGGGTGTACCTTTTCAACGGCCCGCCCGGTTCCGGCAAAGACACAGCAGTGGAATACCTCACGCGCACCTACCCTATCACCGGGGAGAAGTTCGCGCTGCCCATCTACATGGGCGTCTCGGCTTTCCTCAACATCACGCCGCAGCAGCTGGCGATGCGGAAAGAACTCCCGATCTTCCCCGGCCAGCGCGGCAGCATGACGCACCGGCAACTCATGATTGAGTTCTCGGAACGCTTCATCAAGCCGACATTCTCTCCGACGATCTTCGGAGACTTGTTGCTGGAAAGGTTCCTTACCGCTATCCATGGAAACATGAGCTTAATCCAAGCGCAGATTAACGCGCTGGAGGACTCTTCCACTTTCGAAGAAGTAAAGATCGCCGCCGCCGTGGCAATTTCAGACTGCGGATTTACCGAAGAAGTCCAAGCTCTTCTCAAGGTGCTCCCGCCGGAAGCCTTCACCGTTATCTATCTCCACCGTGAAGGTTGCTCCTACCGGGGTGACAGCCGGGACTGGCTTGACGCTCGGTTTCTCGGTATCGAGTCCGTCCACCATGTCCGCAACGAGGGTTCCGTGGAGCGCCTCTACCGCTCCTTGGACTTCATCGTTACCGAGACGACCGATGGAAGTTTGTAGGCCGACATTTCCTTCTTCGCTCCCTTGTCGTATCGCCATCGTCGGTGACTTCCCAGGGGAGAAAGAAGAAGATGCGGGCCGTCCGTTTGTAGGTTCCGCAGGGCAAGAGCTTGACCGCCTCTTGCTCGGCGCGGAGATTGACCGACGTGCCTGTTACCTGACCAACGTCTTTCACGCGCGCCCGCCCGCCAACAAGATCGAGTCGTGGTGCGACAACAAGGCGGGCGTCACCTTTGCCTATAAGATCATGCGTGATCGCCTCGTCGAGGAGTTCCCAGACTACACCTGGCCGCAAGTCTACAATTGGGAAAAGGTAGGTCAAGGCAAGTACATTCACCCACGCTTCATCGGGGCCTTACCGCGCCTTGCCGCCGAACTCCAAACCATCAAGCCCAATCTGGTGATTGCGCTGGGCGGCCTTGCGGCTTGGGCTCTGCTCAACAACGCTGCCATCACCCGAGTCCGGGGCGCCGCCACCGACAACTTGCTTGTGCCAGGGATGAAGGTTCTTCCCACCTTTCACCCTGCCTACATCCTCCGCAACTGGTCGGACCGGATCATCTCAGTCGCAGACTTCGACAAGGCCGCCCGCGAGCAGCACTTCCCGGAGATCAGACGGAAGGCCCGACTCATCCACATCCCCGAGACCATCGCTGACCTGTATGACTTCCACGCGAAGCATCTCGTCAACGCAAAGGAGCTCGGCTGTGACATCGAAACCTATGGAGAGCAAATCACCTCAATCTCATTCTCCCCTTCACCCACACTTTCCCTCATCGTGCCCTTCACCAAGGGACCGCGCGATGTCGGCCGGAAAGAAATCCATCCAGGCGAGCACTTTTGGGAAACCCTCGAGGACGAAGTCGCGGCGCTCCGTTTCTGCCGCACTGTCCTCCGTTCAGGTGTACCAAAAATCTTCCAGAACGGAATGTACGATATCCAATACATTCTGTGGACCTGGAAGTTCTATCCGGCCAACTGCATCGACGACACGATGCTCATGCACCACTCTCTCCAGCCGGAACTCCGCAAGGACCTCGGCTTCCTCGGCTCCATTCACACCGACGAAGCAGCCTGGAAGTTGATGCGGAAACGTGGTGACGATCTGAAGAAGGATGAGTAAGATGTTCGACAAAGAAACGCTCTTCAACTATCCCAGGTGCCAGCATTCCATCCATGACTTCGCCTGGGAGTGCGGGCTTTGTCGTCGGCGGGCGGCGACCCCTGATCTCCTCCAATTCAATTGCGAGGACGAATACTACTACCTCGCTTCCCAACACGCGCGGCACCCGAAGGGACAACTCCAAGCCGAATACGAAACCAACGTCGCCTTCTCGACGTGTCTCGCCTCCGGCATTCCGTGCTTCCCGCCGGTGCTCCTGGGCCAGCGCGCCTTGTGCCTTCTCTCGCACGAAGCGTGGATGAAATTCAACTCCCCCTTCATGCACAATGCACACGGCCTGATCGTGCTGGTGCAGCCCGGCGTCGAACATTCGCGGGGCGTGGCGATGGAGATTGAGTTCTTTCAGAAGGAAGGTCAGCCCATCTTCTGGATGCCCGACCCCGCTCTGCCGGAGTTCTTCAATGCGAATTATTGACACGTCTCAAATCACCGAAGAGCTCCCGTCCGACCTGCGGTACTGGACCTACAACGGCCTCGACAGTTGTGTCACCGCCGAGATCGCGCAGGAACTCCGCCCGCAACTCGAGGCGTCGGCGAACGCCAAACTCATCTACAACTTCGAGCGCGCGATGCAGGCGCCTGCCCTCAGCATCATGCTTCAGGGCATCCGCGTTGATCCAGAACGCCGGCGGTTCTTCATCCACGAGTTGACGAAGAAGAAAGACATGTTGGAGAAAGCCCTCAACGCTTTCGCCGACTCGGTCTGGAACAAACCACTCAACCCCAATTCCCCGAAGCAACTCCAGGACTTCTTCTACGGGGTGATGAACCTCCCACAACAGTTCAAGTTCGAGAAGGGGGTGAAGCGGGTCTCGACGGATCGGGAGGCGTTAGAGAAACTCTGGCTCTACTTCTTCGCCCGCCCCATTACCCAAACCATCCTCGCCCTGCGCGACACGACCAAGCGCCTGAGCGTGCTCTCCACCGGCGTCGATCCCGATGGCCGGATGAGGTTCGGCATCAACGTCGCCGGCACGGAAACCGGGCGGTGGTCCTCCAACAAGAACGTCTTTGGCCGGGGGACAAACGGTCAGAACATCACAGAAGGGTTGCGCTCAATCTTCGCCGCCGACCCTAACTATAAGATGGCGTACCTCGACCTTGAACAAGCCGAGAGCCGCGACGTGGGGTTGCTTGCCTGGGCCGTGACAGGCGACGCATCCTACCTGAACGCCTGCGAGTCCGGCGACCTCCACACCACCGTTTCCAAGATGGTGTGGCCCACCGCCTTGCCCTGGCACGAGAACGACAACGACGGGAACAAGCGCCTGGCGGAGTCTCCCTTCTACCGCCACTTCACCTACCGCGACATGTCGAAGCGGGGCGGCCACGGCACCAACTATTACGGCAAGCCGCCGACGATGGCGCGCCATCTCAAAGTCCGCACCAACGTCATGGCGGATTTCCAGAACGCGTACTTCACAGCTTTCCCGTGTATTCCCGAGTGGCACCAGTGGACCATCGGGGAAATCCAAACGAAGGGGGAACTCACCACCCTCTTTGGCCGCACTCGTACCTTCTTCGGCCGCAGCAGCGACGAGACCACCTTCCGAGAGGGCATCGCATACTCTCCTCAAAGTATGGTGGGCGACCGTCTCAACCTCGGCCTGTGGCGGATTTGGAAGCACTGGGGCAAGGTCCTCTACAAAGGCCGCCCCGCCATCCAGATTTTGCTTCAGGTCCACGACGCCGTGGTCCTCCAATACCTGGCCGAGGCCGAGCGCTGGATATTGCCGGAACTAGTGCGGTGCCTTACCGTCCCCGTCACGGCCCATCGCGGCGACCAGCACCGCAGCATGGTAATTCCTGTTGACGTTGCCGTCGGCTGGAACTGGGGCAAGCAGGTCACTGAAGCCGACATCCTCAAGAAACACAAGTCCCTTGCCGACGCCGCCCGGTTCGGCCACTATCCCAATCCTTGGGGACTTATGAAGTGGAAAGGAAAAGACACCCGCCAACCACCGCCATCACCTCGTCCTTTTTCCATCTTGGCCTCTCGCATTGGGTGATATATGGCACGGAACTTTCCAGACTTCATCAGCGCCTTCGTTGAATACACGGCGGCGCTGCCATCTCCAGAAGTGTTCCGACAATGGGCTGGCATGACGACGGTGGCGGGGGCGCTGGAGCGGCGGTGCTGGACGACGATCAGCAACAAGCGCCTTTTCCCCAACGTCTTCGTTCTCCTCGTTGCGGAACCCGGCATCGGCAAGACAGTTGCCATTGTCGAAACCGCTGACCTGTGGACGGACTCGGGCGCCTTCAACGTCGCCCCAATGTCCATGACAAAGGCGGCGTTCATCGACCAACTTCTCGAAAAGAAGAAGGTTGTTGGCGGCAAGTTCCCGGAAGAATACCATGCGATGCTGGCGCCGTGTGATGAGTTCGGCGTCCTGGTGACGGCACATGACTTAGCCTTCTTGAACACCCTCAACGCAGTGTACGATTGCAATGAGAAGTTCGAGGAACGCACCCGCTCCAACTCTCTCTTGACCATCCGCAATCCGCATCTTTGCTTGATCGGCGGCACCCAGCCGGAGTACCTCGGCGCCACCCTTCCTGACACAGCGTGGCGCATGGGGTTCACCTCACGCATCATCATGGTGTATTCGGGGGAGCGAGTCACGCAAAGTCTTTTCCGCCCGCACTCAAAAAACGCAGCGTTGCGGAGCAAGCTCCTCGAAGATGTCCAGCATCTTGCTACGATGGTAGGTGAATTCACCTGGGCGCCGGAAGTCGCGACAGCCCTCGACGCTTGGCACATGGCAGGCGGTCCACCCTCTCCCACTCACGTCCGCCTGCAATCGTATGTAGCTCGGCGCACCATCCATCTCACCAAACTCTGCATTGCCTGTTCGGCTTCGCGTTCCGACAACATGGTGATTGAGATGGAAGATTATGAACGGGCCTTCGGGATGCTTCTTGACGCCGAGGCAACGATGCCGGAAATCTTCAAAGCCATGCGAACGGAGAGCGACGCCGAAGTTATCGACGAGTGTTACAACTTCATCATCGCTGAATACCTACGCCGTAACCGACCGCTTCGAGAGAACATGATTGTGTGGTGGCTCTCCGAGCGGGTTCCAGCGATGAAGATTAACTTCATCTTGGAAACGATGGTCCGCACTGGACACCTTTCCCAGGTCGGGCCGAACACCGCACCCAACCGAGAGTTCAAGCCAATCGAACGCCACCAACTCGGGCGACCCGAGGACGAACTGGAGTAACCTAACAATGCGAGTAATTCACCGCGAAGATGCAGGGCAGGGTGTCACAGGTAAGCTGGAGAATTGCTGCCACTGGCCGCGTTGCGAGAAACCTCTCCCGCCACGCATGTATTTCTGCACGGCACACTGGAAACGCCTTCCCAAGGAAATCCGCAACCAATTCATCGCCAGCCCGATCAGAGCGATGAAGGAAGCGCAGCGCTGGATCGGATTGTACTGCGACGTTTGATTGAGGTTGGAGCCATATCTTTCACGCGGAAACGTATGGCTCCAACTACTCAAGCATTCCCAGCTGCTTATACCGCAAGACATCCTTTGCCGAGAACTGACGGTCGATCATGTCCTCACGGCCCTTCGCTAGCCGCGTCTTGGCCGAGCGGATAACACTCGATACGTCCACACCTTCGGCAACGCTATCCGCCAGCACCCGCTTTACCGTCGCCATGTCACGCCGGGTGATTGCGTCAGCCCAGGCGTTGCCGCGCTCCTGAATGGACTCTCGCATCTTCTCCTGGTCCGACCACAGCTTCTGGTTCACCCAGTAGGCGTTTTCCACTCGCGTCGGTGTCACGCCCATCGAGTACATGAAGGCTTCCGGCAGTCCCATCTTGTCCAGCATCGGGTAGCCTGTGGTCAGGCTGCGGAGGTTTCCTTCCAGCACCTGTGTCGTGCGGTAAATTGACTTCGGTGCAAAGGCCTGAATAAGTGCGTCCCGCGTCTGCGGGTCCGAGCCGGGATGCTGCCCCGTCGCCTGCCAGTGGTCGATCGCAGACCCGATGCCGCGTGACAGCGCCTGCATGCGGTGCAGGTACGCAAAGTTAAACATCATCGTAGCGTCACGGCCCGGATCAGCAAACGGAGCGGCCACTTGGTTCTGAATGCTGAACCCAAGGAACGCGGGCAACCCGTACATGGCGGCATCGGCCAGGACAGAGCCATCCTCGCCCGCGAACCCACCATAAATCAATTCGGTGGCCGTGGAGTCGGTCAACCACTTGGACACGGTATCAACCGCCCCGAACAACGGCAACGCCCCCGCACCGCCCAACGCGCCCGTGGTGCCCGTTGCCAGCAACAACGGTTTCCAATTCCCATGCAACACACCTTCGCCGGTATACGCCGCCATCCAGCCGATGTAGTGCATCAGCCAGTTCTTAAACAACCCAAGCGGACTACCGAGCGGGCCGGTGATGATCCGTGCGCGGTCTGCCGTGCCGTAAAGGAACTGTGTCTTTTCGGTGAACTCTTTCGAGAACCGATAGAGCGCATCGTCGGTCAGCCCGAGGACATCCCGGCCAAAGATGTGTCCGGTGACGAAGGCCTGCCCGCGTGAGAACTTTTCTGTCTGTGCCGGCAGGTACATCGCCACGTCCCAGAGCCACTGCGAGAACGGCTGGTCCCCTTTCAGCGCCCCTCGCAGGTTCCGGATACTCCGACTTCCTTGGCCCACGAATTCTTCCAGGAAGGCCGGGTCCCACACACCCTCGCCCGCCGCCTTCTCGAAGTGCTTTCGCAACAGTCCGTTGGGGTTTCCCATCTCGGCAAAGGACTGCCGGGTAATTTTCCAGGCATCGAGCACTCCCATTCCGGTGGTGCTCTTCTCCCCTGCAATAGGCCAGTAGGAGTAGTACTTCGCTGCCCGCTCCGGCGCCGCCGTCATCAAGAAGGCGAGATGCGGCATCGTCGTCTGCATGAACGTCAACATATTCGCGACGTTGAAGCCCATGTTGTAGAAGCCGAAGGTCAGCAACGCCATCGCCTTATTCATCGTGGCGACGACTTTCGTTGCCGAGTTCTTCCCCAACGCAGGCGCCAGCACCCGATCCGTCAGCTGGTTAATCAACCGCCCTGTCGGTCCCTGTTCGCCCGCCAAGTTGTCGAGCCGCGCCATCAAGTTCTGGAACGTTTCCGTGTCGGCGGCGCGAAGGTACGCCAGGTCGTTCTCGTAAAGTTTCCGCACCGATAAGTCGGCAAGATACTTCTGGTCCTGCATCAGGTTATTATAGATGAGGTCCTTCAGTTCTTGCTTCGTCCACGGAGTGTCCTCTCCAACGAAGCCCTTCACCCCAAGCCGCTCGAACCGTTCACGCGAAGGCGCCAACACATCCTGGTGCCATTTCGGGGACAAGCCAGAAACCAACGCACTCGTCTGCCCTCGCGCCGTCAACGCCTGCTTAAGCACCTGGTCCTTCTTGAAGTCCGCTGTGTCGGGCGTGGCCATCCACAGACCTTCAGTGCCCTTGTCGGCCTCTCGCGCCATCAACCTCTCAGCATGCTTAATAGCGTCCTTGCGTTGTTGGCCCGCACCGACGGCAATGAGTTTCCCCACCGCATTGAACACTGGCACACGCCACGTGCCGGCCCACGAGTGTGAGATAAGGTAATGGTTCTCAAGGGTCCGGGAGAGCTGTTCGCCCAGCGCCTTCTGCACCGCGTGCTTCTGGGTGTTGTTAAGTTTATCCACCCGAGAGAGTTCTCGAAGCAGCTTAACCCCAACTGTACCGAGTCCAAATTTTTCCGCCGCCTCATCCACCCCAGCGCGAGCATCGACCACCCGCTGAAAGGCCCGAAGTTGTTCCGGTGCCTCGGCGTAAAGCTGATCGACGAGAGAGCTGATTGTGTTCTCTTTGGTCTCTTTCGGCGACGACCAGATCGTCTTATACAAACTGCCTTCTTGCAGCACCTGACGCTCGCCGGCAAACCACAGCCGCGCCAATCCCTCGCCCGTCGCATGTGCCGCCCGCGCAGCCCAATTGATCCGAAGTGCCCTCGGCGAGTTGCGGAACTGGAACATCGTCGGGAAGAGGAAAGCATCCGCCATGCGGGCGATGCCAGCGCCGATCTCCGAGTTGTTCCCGGCGAGTTTTCCCAACCCCGTCCGCTCGCCAATCCACTGCGAGACCTCGTTGATCTTCCCTCTCTTCCCGGCGATATTCCGGAAATCTTCCAGCGGCATCTTATCCCGGATGGAGAGAATTTCATCGAACACCGGCGCTCCGACGGGCGATGCAGGGAGCTCACTCCCCATCCACGCTGTCCGCGCGACCACAGCGTCTGCCCATTCCTTGCGGGACGGAACGAACTTACCGGGCTGGTCTGTTTTGAAAACCAGCCATTGTGCCGGCATATCGGGCTTCGGCGCCGCCACTCGACGGGCCATGGCGAAGAGCCCCTCGTCGCCTTCGCGGCCCCAATACCATCCATCTCCAATGCTCCGCATATTCCGCGTCAGCGAGCGTTGAAGGGACATGGCGTTGTCGAGTGAGTTCGGCACAAGGCGCCGGGGAAATTGTGCGTACTCCAGGAAATCTTCCGGCACCTTTGCTCGATTGAGGAAATCCGTGATCTCCCCCTCGTCCTGAAAGTACTTCTTTGCCAGTGTCAGCTTTTGCGTTGCCGTGCCAGGCCGTCCACCCGCCCACAGCCGGTTCAACACTTTGGGCGACCCGCTGTCGAGGGCACTGAGATACCCGGTGCCTTTCACCGGTTCTTCCAGCACCGCAATCTTTCCCAGGTCGCTCAATGCAGCCTGAGCGGAAGCGACGTCTGCAACCTTGCCTGTGCGGAGAGACTCTGAAACCGCCCGCATCTTAAGCTGGGGTGCGTCACGGAGGTCCGCGCCAGGTTGCGGCCGATCGCTCGCCCCGATTTTCTTACCATACCCTCGCAGCGCCGCGATGCCGCCGCCAGCAACACCAGCCAAACCCAAGTCGAAAGCTGCGTTGAGAGCCACATTTCCGGTACCGGCAAAAGACGTTCCCATCGCATCGGCCAGTCCTTCCCCACCTACACCCGCGATGCCAATTCGTGCTGCTTCGAAGGGTGCGAAACGCACCATCTCCTTCACCGCCTCAGTCCGGATCGGTGCTTGTGCAGCCCCAGCCGACACCCGACTCAGTGCCCGCGTCATCAAGGGAATGCGAGTGCTGGCGCCGGCCCAGCCGACGTAAGGTACGGCCATGCCGAGCAGCCCGCTGGTGAAATCTCCCATCGGATGGTTGGCGCGCCACTTCTGCACTGGATCGGGTGCCCGTACTCCGACGAGTTCCGGAATGCTCCAGACCGAGGACTTGAGAAAGCCCTCGAATGTCCCGAGATCGTTGTTCATCCGCAGGGGCGAAGCACCGCCACCCAACCCCGTCAGAACTCCAGGCCCTTTATCGAACTTAAGCGGCTCTGCCATGGGTTACTTGTCCATCATTTTATAGAGGTCCCACGCGCTGTTCTGCGCTCGCGCGTACTGCAACGCACTCAGCGCCATCGCGGCCGGTCCCGCCTGTTCACCACCTGCGGCGACCGTTTGTTCCAGTCGGCGGATAGTGTGATCAATTTGCATTGCCTCTATCCCAGCGGCACCGGCGTCAGACATCGCAGTAGCGGCCATAAAGTTTGCATCTTGCGTCGTCTCGCTCAGTGCGTCGCCAACGACGCCGCGATATCCTTCGGGGATAGCTGAAAGCACCATCGGCAGCTTCATCGAGTTTGCCGATGGAGGCATTCCGCCCTGTGCAACTAGCGACTTGAACATCTTTTGCCGAGGATCGGTACTGTCGATGAGCCAGTTCCCTTTCTCGTCGCGAGTGATCAGATTGTCGCCAGAAATCGTCGGTTGCCTGTCCTTCGCGTTCCTCATATCCGCATCGTATTTGAGCGCCGCGTTGTTCTGCTGTGCTGCATTCTCATCACGCAGCCAGCTCCGCAGCATTTCCTCGTTGCGTGCGTCGATCTCGAATTGTTGCGCAGCAATGGAATTCTGATCCTGCACCGCCTCACGTCGGTTCTGCCAATTGCGGTCAGACACGTCAATCTGCGCGAGGTCCTGTTGCCCTTGCATCCCCGCCAACGCCATCTTGTTCTGGAATTCACCCTGCGAAAGGTTCGTCTCGTTCACCGTCATCCAACGCTGATAGGCTTCGAGTTCCTTCTGCCGCTCGCGAGTCTCGGCTTTCATCTCGCGCTGGTTCCCGGCGACACCCATCGCCCCACCAGCCGCCGCCCGCAACAGCGCCATACCCCAGCCTTCAGTCTCATTGTAGCTTCCGAGACCTTGCAACACGAGAGGCAGCATCGCCATCAGCGAGTCCTCACGTTTCGTCGCCGAAGGGTCCTTGTCGATGTCCAGTGGGCGTGCTGCCTTCATCGCCTCTCGCGCCGCAGTGAGATCGGGCGTATCCGGCAACTCACGTTCCGGCAGCGAAAACGTCGGCGCCGAGGGCATGCCGACAAAATTCGCCTTAAGCTCCGTCGGGCGCGGCATCGACCCCATGAAGGGAAGGCCCTGGGTATAGTCGTAAAAGCTTCCAGGGATGACCGTGCCAGAACTCGCAGGTGCGCCGCCCGCCACAGCCGCCGGACCCTGGTAGGTTCCGAAAGGCGAACCACCGCCGATGGAGGCAACGTCGCCTTCACTCTCCCCCGGCCCGGTCGGCCTGTCCGGCGTCAACGCAGTGATGGCGTTGTCCACGATGCCCCACGGCGTGTATGGATAGACTTGGCCCCACATGGCCTTATAGTCTCGTCCGGCCGGCGTGGCATCGAGCCACCCGTCAACGGCACCGGCGCCGCTTCGCATCCCATCTTCAACAGCACGCACATCTTGGCCTGCCGCTGCCGAAGCCTCTTGTCCCTTGCCGAGTACCCATGCCGCATCGTTCTTGAAATCTCCCCAACGCGGGTCGATGGTGAAGGGGAGATCGCTCAGCGAGGGCATACCAGGGAAAGAGGGCGTTCGCGGGCCGAATTCTTTCGGCGGCACGATCACCTCAAACGGCGAGGCACCGGGCGCCCGACGAGGCAGCCCATCCAGCATCGCCTGCTGTCCGGCGTAGTACGTCGAGGTCCGATCCTGCATGCGGCCGACGGTACCTTCGGCGTCCTCAACCGTTCCCCGCATGCGCGCCATTGCGTTAAGCATGTCGGGATTTTCGAGCTTCAACGTCGGCACTGACAACGGATCGCTGCGGACCTTCATTCGGTCGACGGTGGCCGGAGCGGAGTTCACCGAGCCCCGCACACTTTGCCGCGTCGCCAACTCCGCCCGCGCCTTCTTCAACGCCTCGACCCTCGTCACCGCTTGGCCAGCGTTAAAGAGTTCATTAGCTCGCATTTGCACAGCGTAATCGGCGGCGCGCTCCGAGGGATTGTTCAAGACATTCTGAAATGCGTCAGCCATCTTACAGAACTCCCATCAAGCCGCCAAGCACCGCGCCGCCCAGAGCGTACGGTCCGAGGGCACCCATCAACGCGCCGCCCGTTGCCGTTCCGCCCACTCCCAATCCGTAGGCACCCAGGCCGCCGAGCAGACCACCACCCAGCGCACCGCTGAGAATGTTCGACGTGGTGCTCGGGCCGGTCATGCCGCTCATCGTTGCGGTCCCCGACTGGCTTCCGCCATAGTTTCCTTGGATGAGATCGGCGTATTGCGGCAGGCCAATCCACGGTGCCTGCTGTTCCATCATGAACTTATTATACGCATCCATGAGAGCTTCTTGCTCCCACATCTGCTGCTGTCCGCCCATGCTGGCGAGTGCCGAAGCCGGCGCACCCTGCATCGCGGCGCCCGTCGAGAGCAGGCCGGGAATGCTTGCGAGTTCCTGCATCCGCAACACGTCGCCACGTTGCGTCGCCTGCTGGTTTTGGATGTCCGCCGACAACATGAGTTCCTGAACCCGCTGCCGATCCTGATACCCGAGGGCAGCGGCGATATTCCCCATCTCGCCCGCCGCGTCACCGGCCGCTCGACCCAATGCGAGGTTCGCCCGAGCACCGCCGAAGGCGCCTTGGTTGATCGCCTCACTCTGAATGCCCGGGAGAATGTTCTGCGTCCACTTCTCCATCACCGGATTGAGCGCGGCATCCAGCATCGCTTGGAACGACGCCGGGTCGCTGCCTTGGACGGAGACTTGAGGCACATTGGCCGTCTTGTTTATCAGCCCCTGGCCAAGTCCGCTGATCGTCGAACCAGCACTCGCAAGCCCTTGGGCATTGGCGAGCTGCATGGAGTTCGCCGCGATCTGGTTCTGGTTCGGCCCTGCGTAGAGGCTGCCGGTGTATGGGGTCTTCGACGTCGCGCCGTAGGCGTCCTGCGCCTTTTGAAAGACGTCAGTCAGATAGTCCTGCTGTCCCGACCACGGGTCTGCCTTCTGGACAGTGGTCGTAGAAGTGGGCTGGCTCTGTTGCCCTCCGCCGCCGCCACCAAGACGCAGGCCGCGAAACCCATGCAACCTGTCATAGAAAAGTGTCTGGGTCATGTTGCCGGTTCCACTTCCATCACGAAATAAGTTGACGTCGGCTTCAGTCGGGAGAACTTGGGCCAGGCTTTAGAAAATCCTCGGCCGCCAATAACGGTGCAGTCGTACCGTCGGGCCAGCTTGCAGAGCGCCTCATCCAAGGCAGCTGCATGTTTCACCAGCCCTTTACCCCCGACAGCGTAAACCAAAAGTTCCTTGACGTTGGACAAATGCACGACTCGCTTCAACACCAAGAGGCAACGGCAATCCGAGGCAGTGGCCCGAAAGAATTTCAGCTCGTTCCGCGAAGCCGCCTCGATTAAATGCCCCGCCGTTTCCCCATTATNCCCGCCCGCACAAGCCGCGAGCAAGTGCTCCATGTCGGTCGGATCGAGGTCATGCCACAAAACTTCGGCAAGACCCAGCCCGGAGGGGTTAGTCGATGAGTGTGTCATCCGTCAACCTCAGCCACTGGGTTTTGTTTGAATAGGCCACAACAGGCCCGCCAGTCGCATCGTGTACGTAAAGTATCCGAAGGAAGTTCAGCGCCGGATCAGGCAGCCTGTCCTTGGAAACCTGGATGAGTGGCGGCGTCGTCTGCTCCGCCAGCGCGCTGATAAGTGCGCCACCCCACTCTCGCCAGTCCTCATAGAACTGGGGCTGCGGAAAGTCCTTCATTCTTTCACCCGTCGAAAGGCCTTGACCAACCCCGTGAGGTCCGGCGACCCTTTGCCTTCTTTGTCCTTGCTCCGGCTGTAAACACTCAACCCGAGCACTGCTAGTGCCACCGACCAGATCGCCGTCATCGCCGCCAACCCAGTACCGACCTCAGCCGCATACTGAGGCTCAAAAGCACAGATATAGGCGAAAGCAAGGCCCTGAGTCGTCCACACCAGTGCCGTACTGTACCCCCACGTCGGCCGCCACCGCCGAACATAAGGGTCCTCATTCGAGGCCTCGTGTCGCATCGTCGCATTGATCGCCTCCAGCCGCTTGGTTTCCTCCATCGCCAGCCCAAGTGCATGAGCCATCGTTGCTTGCTGAAACTGCATAAGCAACGCCGGGTCCGCTTGCAACGCGGCGAGGGCTTCTTGGTCGGTCCCCTTGCCCGTCACCGCATGCGCCACTCCAGCGACGGTCTCGGCAATTGCCACTGCCGTCTCGTTCTTAGTGAAGAGCGGCAAGATGCTGGGAACCAGCGACGCAAGCGCCATGATAATGGGAACGGGCATCACGACCTCCTAATACGGCCAAATGCGGGGACGCGGGTGGTAGGGCATCGGAGAGTCGTCCAGGTGAACAAACACCCGGTGCACTCCGATCCGCTCAAAGCCGTGTTCCATCGCCAGTTGAATGATCTTGAACGACTGCTCTCCTGCCGCCTGGATATCCACGGCGTGACCAGTCGTGTGGGGTCCGTTGACTCCCGTCGACGACACGGCCTTGTTGTGTTTGGGGCAGCGGTAGCCCGAGGTAATCTTCATCGGGCGCGCGTAAGCTGTCCGCAAAGCTTGCAGCTTGTCGAGGAAATCCTCCTGCATCCCCATCACGCCGCAGCAGCTGCACGAAAGAACATCGGTGCCGCCGACAAGCTGATCCTTGAAGTTCGGCCAACGCCAATTCATGCCTTGACCTCCTTGCGGATGGCCTCAAGGATGCTGGCCTGGGCCTCCTTCACGTCGGCGCGGGTGGCGGTGTTCTGGTAGACGTGCTTCTGGAGATCGTTGAAATCCTTGCGGTGCTTTTCCAACGCATCCCAGAGCTTGTTCTGGCTCGCCTTATTGCTGTCGTTGTCCTTGTCCATTGCGTCCTGCATCTTATCCTCCACTCGGTTAAGGCGCAGCCGCAATTCTCCATAGGCGATCAGACTAGCGGTACCCAACGCCCCCAAACCCTTCCACAACCACCCGGCATCCCCGGTATCCATAACCGCCTCCTTAGATGAAGGTTGCCGCCAGAATAAAGAGCTGGTCGATTTGTTCTTCAGTCATGCCAAGTGCCGCTGCCGCTCCCGCCAACAGCGCGTTGTCGCGTTCGATCACCGTCGCGTATTCCCAGGCATCCTGGGTGTCGGCATCTTGTTGCGCTACCCACCCGGCCACTGCATCGAAGAGTCCTGCTGCGCGAAGTGCTCGCCGTGCTTGCAGAGGGGTGACTTGTTCCGGGACACTTACCGGCGTCTCCACTGCGGTCCACGTTGCCGTGACACTTTCCGCATCCAGCGCAACATTGTCTCCGACACTGACGCCCGTCGGACCACTCAAATAATGTGTAGCCGGATCGTATTCCGGACGGCTCTCAATCACCGGAAGCCAGCCCTTCTCCCGAAGACTCTCGGCTGAGGCCATACGCAGCCCTGATGTATTTTCCCAGGAACGCGGCAACATGCCAAACTCTACGTCGATCACGCCAGCGGTGTGGTGCACATACTTTGTCATGTCTTTGTCCTCAATCTGTCGGAGAGGTGCTGGAGAGATTAAGCGTATTGTTCAGCGTCATACCCCCGCCCGACCCCAAGTTAGTCACGAAACCAGACGACGCCCCACCCTCATCTACATGATGGAAACAAATAGGGGTGCTTCCCGTGGGTAGTTCCCCATTCTCCCCCAGATAGACTGGCTTTCCACCGACATCCCGAAACTTCTCCCGGTTGGCGGAATTGGAGAGATCGAGGTAGGCCCCGATGTGAATGTAGAAGTCGAACAGATCGGCGTTCAGCACACCCGTCGGGCCCGCCCGCGCCGCAATTATCGGCGTGCGTGTCCAGCCCGTCGTGTGCGAGGTCAGATACGTGGTTGTGTAGCTGTCCGACGCCCCGTCGATATACAGCTGCAACGTAGCCCCGTTGCGAGCGAGCAGTACATGATGCCAGTTGCCATCAGCCGTAATAGACGTAGCCGATGTGATGTCCGCACCCTGGTTTGATCCGCTCGTGTTCTGCAAGACGAAGCGTATCTTATTCCCAGTAGTCCGAGTGATCCATGTGACCCAGGTCAGCAGTTCTTGATCGGTGAAGATATATTGAAGGCTACCGTTGCCCCCGATCATCTTGATCCAGAAACTGATGACCACCGTCGAGGTGCTAGAAGCCCCCGTCCACGCCGATGCCTTTGTCAAATACGGACTGGCATTAAAAGCGACGGCCTTGGCCTTGTAGGCCCCACCGCGCCCGCCCGCTGTCATCATACCACGCCGAGGCATAAACATTAGAAGCCAGTCCCGACAAGGAAGCCGTCCCAGGACGTTCCCGCGTCTTCCGTCACGAACACCAGATAATCGCTTCCGCTCGCCGTGAGGTCCGGCGCCCCTGCGTCCCCCCAGTCCACAGTGCCGGGCCAGTTTACCGTCTGGCTTCCGCCGTTAACCAGCTTGAGCGTGAAGGCGCACAGGTTGCCGGTCGGGGACGGATTGCTAAACGTAAACGTGGTCTCGGACGTGTCCACCGTGCCGGTGACGTAATTCCCCAACGTCAGGTCGATATCCTGAGTGCCGCCGCCGATGGAGCCGATGGCGTTCCGCTTCTCCGCGTAGTCCTGAACGACGGGCCGCTGAAGAATTTGATCCGCGAAGTTCTGCGTGGCGCCCCAGGTGTTGGTCCCATTTAGAACCGGAACAGTCGCGCCCGACGTACCGATGTCCTCATAGGCTGCCGTGCCAAGCGCCGCAGACGACAACACATAATCGCCATCGTCAACGATAAGGACTTTACCGTCGCCCGAGGGAGTCGGCAAACCGGCGGCAGGCAAACCAAGTTCAGCCGACAATTCTGCGATCGACTCAACCCCCGTACCGCCGTTCGCCGCCGGGAGGATAAAACCAGTGAGGCTCGCATCGTCCAGCGTGATGAAAGTTTCCAAGTCCTCCCACGCAGTATTCGTCGCATTGCGTATCCACACCTTGCCGGTACTGCGCTGGAACCACACCATGTCGGCGTAGGTGGTGGCGGGCGCTGATGTACCCTGTTGCCAGGTACCCAACGCCAACAACGCCGCATTGATGTCGGTGCGGGTTGCGGGAAAGAGAGCGTTCGCGATATCGAGATCGTGCTGAGACATTAGAAGTCCCTTCCGTTAATGGTCCCGAAACCTTGCAGCCGGGCCAATGTCCATTCTGCAGTTCCCGTGCGGGAGAACTTAAACGTGAAAAAGATGCCATCGACGTTGGGATAGATTTGGTTAACGCCAGGATCGAGCGCCACTGGGGTGCCCCACGCTACTTCACCTTCCACCGTCTCATGCGTGCCGATGGTGAGATCGAGTCCGCCTTGATCCTCGTCCAACTCAATTTGAAGAACATCGAGGGTTTTCCAGCGGTTCCGGGCGCCGAAATCCAAGGGGACGGATTGTGCCCAGCGCTCAACCGCTGTGCCGCAATCGCACCACAACTTATCCGCCGCAAATACCGCGCCGCCTTGTGTTCCCACGATAGGGTACGTCAGAAAATCCGCCGAAAGCCCGACGGTGAAGGCAAGATTGCTAAAGCTAATTTGCCCGGTGCTGAGATTGTACCGGACAACAAGATTATTGTGCAAGCTTCCGGCAGTCGGAACAGCCCAGCAAATTTCATTAGTCGCCCGCGAGTAGTAGCCGCTGATCTTGCTGCGCTGCTCCCAGTTAATCGCCTTCTCCAACCACGTCCCGAAGAGCGGGTACGTCATCATGCGCGCCGAAAACCCATCGGTGGTGAAGATGCCGTTGGACTGAAGTCCGTAATGCAGACCGCCCACGACAACGATGCTGTTTTTCGACACCGCCCCAAAACCCACCGGGCCATCGAAAACACCAAAGACAAGTTCCGCCGACACCCTCCGCAAGATGCGAATTTCCGTCTCGGTGTAGAGGGCGTATGCGCCGTTGGAGAGTGGTGCCGCAGCCCGACCCGGCGAACGGATGTTGCGGGCTTGGAGGTTGCCGGCAGAGGGACTGGCCGAGGGGTCCCACTCCGTCAAGTCATCGTTGGCGCACCATTCGATCCAGCCAACACCGTTGGAGGTATTCCACGCGACGAGGTTCGGCCCCATCGCAAAGAGTACTTCGCACCGCGTAAAGGGCGTGTCGGGAATGGCTCCGATGGCGCTACCGTTCCAATACTGGGCAGCGTCTACTCCGTTTGTCGCAGCGAACCAAGCGCCCCAGGGCGCAAAACTCCAGCGCGTCGCATCTCGTGCACCTGCCCCGTCGCCGTAGCCGGTAAAACCGGTGCCAATCTCCGTCGCCGGATCGCTGCCTGAGTATGAAAAAAGCTTCGTTCGCGTTCCGATAATGAGCCGACGCGTACCCTCAACGAAAAGTGTGTTCAGTCCCGTAACTTCTCCGCCCAGCAGCGTCGTTAGTTCTTCGTTTGTGCCGGTGACCTCATCGAAAAATCCCGTAGCGGAGTCGAAGTTCCCCGAGGCCGAGTCGAACAACAGGTCTGTAAACTGTACATATTGCCGGCCCGGCACCGCATGGGCGCCGAAGGCGTCGAAGAGGACGTTGCGCGCATCCGACCAGAAGCCGCGCGAGAGGGTCTGTACGCCGGGACGAAGCCCCAACGCTACCGCATCCAGCCCTGCTTCGAAAATCTTCTCAGCCATTGAGCCCGCTCCATGAAATCGGCCGGAACGTCACGTCGCCACTCGGCGTAATGTCAACAAAACTCGCACTGCCGTCGGGTGAAATCGCAACAAAGGCCACGTCAGGTTGCGGCGTCGTATCGCGCAAGAGCCGCGAAGCCGTGCGCAACGTAAGGGCTAAAGTAGCGGACGTTGCGATCCCGGCCTGTGTTGCGGTGTCGCCGGACAACGACGGGTTGAGCGCCGCCGTCCGCACCAAACCCACCAGCAGCGGAGAGGACTCGCCCGCAAGGGTAAACTCCAACGCAGCAGAAAGCAGTGAACGGCTAAAGAGTGCGGTGTTCCCCGCCGCGACCACCGCCAGAGAGGCTTCTCTTGTCGAACGCCCCACCAGCGCCACGCTCATCACAAGACTCGATGCAATTGTCGCGGAACGGGAAGAACGTGCAAGCAATTCCGCCACTCCGGCGACGGAAACCGCAAGACTCGCCGCCCGAACAGACCGGCTGAGAAGAAGCGAGTCGCCCGTCAACGCTGCCTCAATCGCAGCGGTGCGAGAACTGGCGCTGCCGAGTCCCTTCACCCCAGTAAGCGCTGCAGCAAGTGCCGCTGTGCGCAAAGATACGGCGGAAAGTGTGTCGGCTGCGACGAAATTCAGCCCCACTTCCGCACTTCGAGCGTTCTTCGCCGTTAGAGAAACAACACGCAAGCCTTCTCCCGCGTCATCGAACGTGCCGGCGGCGCTGTCGAACAGCCCCGAAGCATCATCAAAGCGCGATTTCAACGCTAGATGCAACGAAGCGGAGCGGGAGAGGCTTACGTCAGCCATCTTACACCGTCACGGTGACTTCGATGGTGAGTTCCCAGGACTGTGCCGAGGTTTTCGTCCCGAGACTTTCGACCTTGCGGCACATCATGGAGCCGCCCGATGCGGCGTTGAAGATGCCCCATTCGTTCCAGGCGAAATTCGCAGCACCCGTCGCAAAAAGGCTGCGATAGGTGAGGACGTTGGTGGACCGCGAAGGGTAAGTGGACTCCATCCCTTGCCGTACCTTGTTCGTCGGGGCCTGAAGGTCCGTGTCCGCCACGTCAAAAGCGTCCGTACTGTCGCCCACCCCGATGTAAGCGTTCGCAGCGTTGAACGGAGTGATCGACTCGCCGATCAACGCCTGGGCGATCATGTTCCGGACGACCGTCGTTCCGTCACTCATTGCCGTATGCTCCTTTGATCCACGCCGCAAGCTCTTCTTGCGTCATCGTAACCAATGTTTCCCGAACCTCAACCGGTTCGTCTTCAGGCTTGCGGTCGCCATCATACTTGGCAAGACGCATCTTCACCTGGAGTTGGACTTTTGCTTGTGTCTCCATCAACCGAACCTCATTACTGAGTTGCCAGATGTATTGCCGGAGCGGAGTTCTTCATCCGCATCCAGCACCGACTTGAGCGCCGAGTTACGCCGCTCCAGCGCCCGCGCTTCCATATCGCGATCTCGCAAAGACGGCGACAGTTCCAAGATGGTCTGCCACAGCACCAGGTCATCGGCTTCTTGCAACAACCACGGCTCAAAATTATCCGCCGCACTCCATTCCGTGTAGCGGTAGTAGGTCATCACGCAGGTGAGCGACTCCGTCACCGTCTTGTTGAACCACAGAAAGGAACGTCCGTCGAGCCAGTAGCCCGTCGGGACACCTGTCTCAGCCGCAACGTAGTCTTGCGGGTCGATCTGCATGATTTCGTCGAGGGTGCCGTCGGCGTTAATGGCCTTCATAAACTCGATCCGCTTAATTCCGGTCGAGGGGAAGGCAATCGCACGCGGCTCAACGGCGTCGGGATTGAGGGTGAATTCGACGTAGCGCTCCATGTGTTTGAAGTTGTAATTGCGTTCGAGCCAACGCAACGCCCGCCTGGTCGCATTCAGGATCTGGGCGTCGAACGCGGTGCCTCGACGGATGACGAGGGAAACATTGGCGGTGAAGTCTGAAAGTTCCATAAGATACCAACCATACGTTTCCGCGTGAAAGATATGGGCGGCAGGGTCCACAGCTGTGGGTCTGTTGGTTTGCCCCGCCGCCCTCCGGGGTGGCAACCCGGATCGCTTAAACCCGAGGTATCCAGAACACCGCGACGTCGCACGAGCCGTTGGTGGTCGAACCACCATCACCTGCGAAGCCGACGACATCGCCGGCCACGATCAGGCCGCTGTTCAGGATTTCCCAGGTGTATTGCGTACCAGCCGCCGCCGCAATAGCATGGGCCTGGGTGCCGAACTTGTCAGTGTCGCTGACAATTCCCACCGTTGCCGTGCCGGCTCCGGTACCCGGCGCCACCCGCACTCGCGACCGGATGGCGACGATCTTCGCGGCGAAGGGGAAATACACCCCGTTCTGGAACGTCACCGCATCGACAAGATCGAGCAAGCCCGAATTCAGCATGAACACCGGCTGATCGCCAGAAAGGCCGGAAATTCCCGGCAACGCAGCCAACGCGCCATCCGGAATGATCCGGCTGGAATTGGCGAAAGCTCCCTTGGGCATTGTAGTCTCCTTGAAAAACGAGGCCGAGAGAAGTAGTTGGGGGCCGAAACCCCCAAGCTACCTTACGGCGTGACGTCGATGGTCTCCTGCGGCTCGACTGCAGCCGTGGTCAGGTTTTTGATCAGGAAATGATTGACCGGGTGGTGAACCTCGACCGAGCATTCCGTGATGTAACCCGACTGCACGCCGTCCATGCCGTTCGCCTGGAGGTTCGGCTCGTACTTCGTGTCCGAGTCCTTCAGGTAAACGTACTGAAGATCGTCCATGTCGAGGATCGCGAACCACGAGTCGACGCCGGCATAAGCCGTGCCGCTCGTCGTACCGCCTCGCATCATGTTCCAGAGCGGATGCGTCTTGAACACGACCTCACCGAACGGGGTGACGAGCCGGGACACGTTCATCCCGAACTCCTTCTGCGCGCCAGTGAAGGTCCACGACACGCCGCGAGCACCACGGATGATGCGCTGGATCGTCAGCGCCGCCGTGTTGCCGCAGAAGGCCATCTTCTCCGACGAGCCGTAACGGAACGCCCGCTCGAGATAGTTCTCGAGGTCCTCGAACGTCACGCCGCTGGCATGGTCGGACGTCGCCACGGCCACGTTGCCCGAGTCGATCTGCGCGAACACGCCGTCCATCATGCGGAGCGGCTTGCCGTTGCGGGTCGTCTCCTTGCGCTGACCAAACCAGAGCGCCTTCTCCATGTCGATCGAATGGAGTTCGAGACACTCGCGCTTCGCCTCCCGGACCTGGTCGCCGGTGCGCAGGCGGGTTTTCATTGCCGTCCGCGTGGCTTCCAGGGTGTTCCGGAAAATTTCCGTGTAATTGTAGCGCTTCGTCGGATCGAGGTTGACGCCGGTCGGAGCCAACGAACCTTCCTCGTAGGCCGATCCGATGCAGGTCAGGTACGGGTTGACGCCCGCTCCGTCGAAGTCGATGTCGGTCGCCGCCACGGTGCCGTAGCCACGAATGACAGTCAGAGCCGTTGCCGACGACGGGTCCGCCGCCACCAACATCAGCTCTCCCGTGTGCTCGGCCATGAGCACGTCACCGTCCTTGAACTGCGTCGCCTTTTCGACAACGCTCAGGCTGGTGCCGGTGCCGGCATTGGCGCTGAGTGCGACTCGCCGGCTGGAGATTTCTTTCTCCCACCAGTTGAACTCAGGGTCATCGACCGAACGCGACTTCATCGCGGAGGTCAGCGCCGTCAGAGGCGCCTTGCCATTGGGGTAGCGCAAGAGAATACCCTCGCGCCAATTCTTCGGGCGCTCATCCGCCGCGAAGTTCAGTGTGGTACGCAGACCCTGGATCATCGTAAGCCTCCTCAGCCAAACAGGGTGTCAGAAATATCGTCAGTCGGATTGCCTCGGACACTTCCGGGGCGGGCATTACCACCTGCAAGGAACGGAGCAGGGGCGGCCGCAGGGGCGGGCTGCGGAACCTGGGGAGCAATCGTACCACTGGCAGACTGCAACGCAGCCTTAACACGCTGCCCAAGCGTATCACGAAACTCCGGCGACCACGTAATGCCGCCAAGTTCTTGGCCAAGCAGGATTGCCTGCTGTTGGACGAACGGATAGAGCTGCGGATTGTCGAGCTCCTTGAACTTCCCGTAGAAGTCCTGACGCACCGACATCGCTGTCTGCCGCACCGTGTGCGACTGCTCGATCATCTGCGGCACCACATTCTGGAACACAGCCTGCATTTGATCCAGCACCTGACGGTGCACCGTGCGGCTCACGCCTTGCGCCAGCGCCGCAATTCCGGCCTTACGCTGCACGGGCTCGTCAGAGTCCAGCGCCACCATCACGTCGTCCGGAATGTTGTAGTTGTACGCCGGAACCGGATCGGGGGCTTCGCCTTGAGGTTGTGCCGTCGGAGCCGCAGCAGGCGTCGTCTTGATCTGCGTTTGCAGGTTCCGCACCTGCTCCTGCAACGCGGCGACTTCCGGAGAGACCTGAGGTGTTGCCGGAGGCGTGGTGGTCGCCGCTGCTCCCGCATCAGGGGTCGCCGGAGTCTGCGTGGCAGGCTCGTTCGGCGTCGTCCCTGGGGCCTGGGCGGCCGGAGCGGGAGCAGCGGCATCGGCAAACGGATCGAAGTTCAGAATGCGCCGAACCTCATTCTCGTCTTGACGATCCTGCTCCTCCTGGGATATTTCAGCAGTGGCCGCAGCAGCAGCGTTCGCTGCCTGACCGAGGTCGGCCGCAGCCGGTGCCGGAACTTCCGGAGTTGCAGGGTGTGTGATTTGATCAGCCATTGTCGTCACCTTCCGTTGAGTTGATCTTCGCCTGACACGCCAGCACGAGCAGCTCATCCACCGCGTGCTGTACTCCCTTCACTTCGCCCTGGAGCCGGATCGCCGCCTGGACACCCTCCGGTGTCGTCAACGTCGCCCCAAGGAGAAGCAGCGCACGTTCCTCAGCCGCAAGCAACAGCACCCGCAGCGCCCGCCGCAAATACGGTGCCGAGAGGGCCGAAAGTAGGTCCGCCGCATCTTCCGGAGACCAGGAGTTCTCTACGAGGATTTTGTCGTAGAGCGTCTCCTGCATCTCCGATGCGTCTTGTTCTGGCGTCTTGCCCGCCATCACCCCAATCCCCCTGCCGCCCGCGCTCCGGCACCCTGTGGGCCCAACGCCTGGATTAAGCCAGAAGGTCCAATTCCACCAGGCACCGGAACCGAATTGCCCGCCTGGGCCTGCTGTTCAAGTTGCGCATTCGGCACCGGCTGGACTTGAACTTTGAACTTATCAATGTTCTTGGCCCCGCCCAACTCCGCCACGAACTCGAAAATTCCCGTGACGTTGAACTCTTGCCGAAGCTGCTGATCTTGAGCAACAGCCATAAAGATTTCCTTCCACACGTCCAACATGGCAATCCGGTCCATTGGGAGCGTACCATCATTGACCGGATAATGAAAGTCGCCCACGAGCGCCTCAGGTCCAATTTGAATGGGCGCCATACGTCCAGCTTCACCCACGATTTCGAGGTAAAACTCCTCGCTCATGTACTGCTGGATGTTAAGGCTCATTTGCTCTGTGAGGTCGACGATGCCCTGCGAGCTCACCAACTTGCAGTGAGCGGCAAGACGAGAGGCCGCCGCATCCATGGACTGCCTCGCCTCGGTAGCGGACTTCCTGCTGCCGGAGTCCTGAATGCCGCGCAGGTTATCCACCACCGAGGACAACGTATCGCCCATCTTCACAAACGTTTGGAGGTCGCCCATGTGGGAGGCCGTCACGTCGTGGACCTGAAGTTGGTGCAGCACCGTCCGCACGTCTTGACCCTGCGCCGCCCGCTTCAAGCGGATCAACTTGCCTGCCTCAGGGTTCTTGAGGTCCTGTATCTCCACCATCGACGGATCGACTACGAACATGTTGTTCAGCGCCGTCCGGACGTTGTAGATGTGGGAGTTAACGAACCAGGAAATGGTGTCCTGAAGCGGCCCGAGATAATCCGCCATACCGGGCTGGCCGAAGCCGTAACCCATCGTGTATGGCTCGATCACCGCCACAGGGTGCTTGCCGTGGTCGTTGTCGAGAGGTTCGGCCTGAACGATCTGGTTCTTGTTGAGGATCGTCACCAGCATCTTCACCGGCGTCTTGCTCTCGCCCAGGCCAAGTTCCGCCGGGATGATCTCGATGGAGCCTTGATCGACCTGGTAGAAGGGTTCCTGGTTCTTGTCGGAGGAAAGCTCCGGCCGCACCCCAGGCGTCGCATCGCCACCCGCCAAGAGACTGCGGGCCGACTCCTCTTGAGTCCGATCAGCGCGCGGCATCGTCGTCGTAGCCTTCTCGACGTACTTCAGCTTGCCGTCGGCTTGCGCCCGGAGCAGCGCGTGTTTGCCCTGGAAGTCTCGCCAGAAGACGAACTCGCCCTTGGAGCTCACTTCGTGCATCGGCACTCGCGGATCAGGGAAGAACAGAAACGGGTCGATCGCCGCGACATCGTTGCCCTCGTAGGTGGTGCGAGGTTCGCGGGTCTTTATTTTCTTCTCCCCGAACGACATGCCGAAAGCAGAGAACTTCGGCTCATTCCGCCAGATAGTCCGCATCGCCGTCGTCTTCTTCCACGCCGTGCGAAGCACTCCGACGCCGTAGGTTTCCCCATCGTTGAACATCTGGAAAAGGTGCTTGATCAGCCGGATGTGATCAGCGTTGTACTGAAGCACCATCTCCATCTTCGCCGCCGACTCCACCGCCTCGGACTTATTCGCCCGGATTTGGAAGATGGGTTGACGCCCGGTGAAGGTGTGCATCATGTAGGTGACGATGGTTGCGATGGTGGCGAAAGTGTAAGGGACCTGGATGGAAACAACCTTCGGGGCTTCCCGGTTGTTGTTCATCTCTTTGAGTTGCTTCTCCCAGTCCGGCAGATCAATGTACGCTTGGACCTTCGCTTCACTCACACGCCACCGCGCGTAGAAGTTGGACATCTTGCGCTCACTCAACGTCAAGCGCGAGAGGCAATAGTCCAGCACCCGCTTGTGCTTCTCGGGGTCCGCCAGCTGCGTCAGCCAGGGCTCCGCTGACTGCACCCCTCCCACCGACGGCCAGTCGGACGCAGCGGTTCCACCGAGGCCCGCAGGATTGTTTACGTCACTGGTCGTCATCGTGGACCTCCGGGCCGGCGCTTTGCGATCATTTTCGCAGCAGCCGCTTCAAGTTCATTTACTGCTTGTTTTTGCCGATCAGAGGAAAAGTGCTTAATAGCAGCTTTCCGTTCTTCTTGGCCTGTATCACCGGGTTTTCCTATCTTCGCTTCCGGATCACCCATCAACGAATATATGAGGTAGCGGGTCAACAGTTCATCTTGCGTGTTGGCTCCGACAGCCTTGTTTTGCAGAATTTCCCGCGCGAGAGGACTCAACTCCAAATTCGGCTCTGCGCGCATTTGCCCTAATCCACGATGAACAGACTCGTGCATTAACGCAGAAGGATAGGCGTTGTTAGCGTATCCTCGATCCTTGGCAGGACTGTAGAAGCCGGCAACAGTAACATCACCGCCAGACTTATCGTCAAGGATAAATCGACGTGGATCGAAGCCAAGTCCTGCGATAGCACTCCGCAACGATGCAAGCCGTGCTTGATCCGTAACTACCGCAGAAGGCGATGCAGGTGCGGCTTGCGGAGACTTTTCCCCAGCAGCAAGCACTGTACTGATTTTCTTTAGGTCTGTCCCGGCAGTGCTTAACTCGCGCGGACGCACACCCTCATGCCCGCTTCCATAGAACGCATCAGGGCTGAGCGCCTTAGCATCCTCTACCGAAGGATACTGCGTCATTGGCGGAAGAAGATTAACCTGGGCCTGCTTCGGCCCGAACATCCACTCCGTCAACTTGTCAAGCGGCCCTGCCATCGCCCCGGCCTACATATAATCCGGATCGCAACACGTGAGTTCGGCATCGCCGGACTTCTTCTTGTTGGGGTGGCGGTCCGACCACTTGTCGCAGACGCCGCGCCGCTCCACCGCTCCCACGACGATCTGGCACTTGCTGTAGTCGTAGAACTCGCAATTACCGCAGATGCGCTCGGGCTCCGGGTTGGCTGGGGTGTAGTTGACTTCGGCTTTGGTCGAGAGTGTCACAGGCATGTCAGCCTCCAAAAAGCATTTTGTCGAGCCCAGCCGGGTCCGGCGGCATCGCTTCGCCCCCTTCGCCCTCGGCGTTCGAGGTGAACAGATCGCACACCTGATCGGGCGCAACCTTCCCGCTCACCAGCGAGCACGCCGCAGGGGGCAGAAAGTTTATGCAGAACCCGCACTGCTGCCGCGCGTCCATCGAGGGACGAAGTTTCACCGCAGAGGGTGCTGAAGGTTCGACCTGGGGAACGGGGAGTTGCCATGTCCTAGCCTCGCTTATTGTGGGGTGAATTGCAAGCGGCAACGGGGCGCCGCCCCGGCAAATCGCCGGACCATAGGGTTACGGAGCGAACGCAATGCTTTCCGGCTCGTCATATTCGTCATCCCAGAGATCGTGGCCCTCCGGCGCCGCCAACGCCGCATAAGGGTCGAGTAAGATAATGCACTGGGAAATGACGTCGGGAAGGTCTTTCTTGCCGTTGGGCCAATCGAGAAGTTGGGTCTCAAGTTTCGGGAACGGCTTCGTGTGCGTGATGTAGCCCGATGCGTAACGCGGAGCCAAGATGCCGCTGACGCGGGTGATCTTGTCGTTCTTGTAGTGGCCGATAGGGGTGATCTCGAAGTAGCGCCGCTTACGGAACATCTCCTCACGGAGAAGATGCAGCAGCGCTTTTTGATAGGCGATCGTCTCCACCCCGTGCTTGGTGATGTCGTAGAGCAGGGAAAGGCGGAAGTACTCATTGACCTGTTCGCGGGGCGACATGCCGATCTCGCCGTCTGCGTGGGCGACAACCAGCACGCCCTTCTCCGATATTCCGACGACGCCGAAGGCGCAATAGTCTGAGTCCTTCTGCTCCGCGATAGCCGGATCGACCGAGAGCGCCCGGTGGACACAATCAGACCAGAGGGTGGGGTTGTAGAGGAATGGGCCTTTGAAGGTCTGCTTTTCAGGGGCGCGCACTGTGTTGAAGTATTCGAGGTAGAAGATGTGAAGCCGGGCCTGCCGCCCGTATTCGACCCGGACCCGTTCGATCTTCTTCACACCCATCTTTGCAGGCCACAAGGCCTCGCCG